AATGCACTAAATAAAAGGTAGTCATGGTGACTACAATTACACATACACACACAGGAGAAAAAAATGAGTAATTCAAAATCAGGATTTGAAATCCGAGCAGACTTGTTATCACAAGCAGAAGGCATACTAGCACAAAATATCGAAAGAGATAATTCAAAGGTGTATCAACACAATGAGAATTTTCCTAATGATAAGAAAGCGCTAGGTGAACAACATATCTCACCTGAACAAGTTATCGCAGTTGCACGACAACTCAACGAGTTCGTAAACGAGAAGTAAATTGACCTAAATAGTATACAGGGGGATATTTTTCCCCTGTATATTACGGAGTAAATTATGTCAGAATATGCAAAAAATGTGAAAGTGTTAGAAGGCCCATGGGAGAGAGAAGCATTCCCTGATAGTGTCGAAACAACTAATGTATTGAGTAGAGTTATTACTACGACATACGTTCAAGATGGGTATCTTTGTGAAAAGATTGTTACTAGAGAATATCGTGGTAACGACTATCAAGATACAACATCAACAAAAAGGATTATAAAACTTGACAACAATCAATAAGTCAATTCTAAACAAGAATAATTTCAGACTTCTTATAGATAAAATTCCAACAGTGGAATACTATGTAAAGTCTGTAAATATTCCTAGTTTATCATTTACTGAAACCGTTGCTGGTGCAGGGGTAGGACTGGATGCATTTTTTCCAGGCGATAAGGTTGAATTCGGAACTTTGAATATAACCTTCTTGATAGACGAAGATTTAGAAAACTTTAAAGAAGTGTATGAATGGATGAATGCAATTGTTCCAATTGCAGACCCAGCTGATTATAAAAACTATGTGGGTAGTTCAACAACATCTACAGGACAGTTATCAAACGTAGATAACGATTTAAATCAATACTCAGATATTACACTTGTAATAAACACCAACAAAAATATTCCTAACAAGTTCTTCCGTTTCCGTGATGCATTTCCTATATCTTTAGGTGAGATATCACTAGAATCAGGTGCAGATAACGAAACTGTAACTTGTGAAGTTCAGTTCAGATTTTCATATTACACTATAAATACCACTTCCTAAAACACCATAAATATGGTATAATAGTAGAAAATACTACTATTGGATTTTTATATTATGAATTTAGATGAAATTAAAGAAATGTGGAAAGTCGATTGTGAAATCGATGATATTGAATTAGATAAGTCCTCACTAGAAGTCCCAAGACTTCATGCAAAATACTCAGACTTACTATCCAGTAAGCTCATACTCTTAAAACAATATCAGTTAAAATACGACACACTACTTAAAGATAAGTGGTTGTGGTATAACGGAAAGATGGATGAGAATCGTATTAAAGAACTGGGATGGAATTCTGACCCATTTGACGGACTCAAAGTCATGAAGAATGACATGAATATCTTTTATAATTCTGATGAAGATTTACAGAAACTAAATGTCAAGATTGAGTATCTTAAGATTACCATTGATTTTCTTAAAGAGTGTATGCAAAATATCACTTGGAGACATCAAACTATTAAGAACACAATTGATTGGCGTAAATTTATGAGTGGGGCTTAAGAATGATATTAAGAAGTTATATGCACATTATACCTGAACTTTTCAGTCGTGAAGAGGTTGCAGAGATACACCAAATTGCAGATGGACTTAATGAAGAAGTAGGAATGGTGGGTTTGTTGAACGGTGGAGATTTGGATGACCCTGTAGATAATGAACATAATGTTCACCACAACATTCGTAGGTCTAAGATAAAATGGATACAAAAACTACCCCCTCATCTTCAAGCTAAAGTGGATGAAGGTATGACTTTGGCTTGCACAGGTTCAGACTGGCCTTTTGAACTATTACACCATCAAACACTTCAATACACTATCTACGAAGGAAGAAAAATTGAAAAGGGTGATTTTTACACTTGGCACGCAGATGACGGCCCTGAATACTTTGATTTAGATCAGAAAAGAAAACTGAGTTATGTTGTTCAATTATCTGACCCTGAAGATTATGAGGGGGGTCATTTTCAATGGATAGAAATAGGTCAAACATTAGATCAATTGCAATTAGGACAAACTAACATAGATATCACAAATGCAATTCATACACTTCCTTTTAGTGGAAAGGCAATTGGTAGTATGTTTGTGTTTCCATCGTTTGTTCAACACCAAGTAACACCAGTCACTAGTGGTGTTAGAAAATCTTTGGTAGGATGGTTTACAGGTCACCATTTTAGGTAATGAAAGTCACAGTCCGAAAAGTCGATGATGTCTTCATGAGGGTAGACTGTGATGACGGTTTAGCTAGAGACCTATTTGACTTCTTTTCCTTTACAGTTCCGAATGCAAAGTTCATGCCTAGTTTCAAGAACCGTTTTTGGGATGGTAAGGTCAGACTCTTTTCAATCAAAACAAATAAAATTTATATTGGTCTTCTACCTTATGTAGATGAGTTCTGCAAGGAGAGAGGATATGAGTTTGAGGGTGTTGAAGATGTTATCGGAAAGAAAACAAGACTGGACGATGACAGTATAGAACGATTTGTCAAGACCCTTGACACTACCTTTACACCACGAGATTATCAGATAAATGCATTCCGAAGTGTAGTAGAGTATGGTAGACAACTACTTCTATCTCCAACTGCAAGTGGTAAGTCCTTTATAATCTATCTTCTTGCAAGATACTATAATAAAAAAACTCTTATTTTAGTCCCAACCACATCACTTGTAGAACAAATGACAAAAGACTTTGAGGACTACGGATACAAAGACCGTGTCTGTAAGATATATTCTAAACAAGAGGTCTTTGATGCAGACATAACTGTATCCACTTGGCAATCATTTAGTAAAGCTCCTAAAGAAACTATGCAATCTTTTGAGATGGTAGTAGGAGATGAGGCACATTTATTTAAAGCAAATGTTCTCAAAGGTATTTTAGAGAAGATGAATAAGACTGCAATTCGTATTGGAACTACAGGAACACTAGATGAAACGGAAGTTCATAGACTTCAATTAGAAGGATTATTCGGGCCTGTGAAAAAGGTCATACGAACTTCTGAACTAATTGAAGAAGGAACTATTGCAGAGATTCAAATTGACTGTGTCATACTTCGTCATACTAAACAGAAGAAGATGACCTATCAAGAAGAAATGGACTACCTAGTATCCAACGAAAAAAGAAATCAATTTATTACCAATCTAGTATCTTCCCTAAAGGGTAATACACTGGTGTTATTCCAGTATGTAGAGAAACACGGTGAAGTTCTATATAAGTTTTTAGATGGAAGAGTGGATGACCTTCATTATGTATTTGGTGGAACAGACACAGTCGACAGAGAAGCTGTCAGAAGTATTGTAGAGAAGTCAGATGGAAGTGTCATATTAGCATCATACGGAACTTTCTCTACAGGAGTAAATATTAAAAAAATTGATAATATTGTATTTGCATCCCCTTCGAAATCTCGTATTCGTAACCTACAGTCTATTGGTAGAGGACTAAGAAAGACAGAAGGTAAGGATAAAATGAGACTCTTTGATATTGCAGATGACCTACAGTATGAAAACTTTACACTTAGTCACCTTAAAGAAAGAATAAATATATACAACGAAGAGAGTTTTCCATATGAAATACAACAATTCGACCTTAAATGACATCAGCAGCTAGTTTAATTAAACAAGAATATCAAGTTATTCGTTTGACGAATGGACAAGAACTTGTTGGTATGGTAAGAGATAGAGGAAATTATATTCAAATAACTCTACCTATGATTTGTCATCTTTCAGTCTCTATACCTGAGAATGGAAAAGTTGGAACAATTGCAACATTTTTTCCTTATTCAGCAATGTCTAGTGACCCAATTATTGAACTACCTAAATCTATTGTTTCTCATTGGAATGCATTGAACACTCAATTTATACCTCTTTACGATAAAGCTTCTTCAGAATGGTTGCACATGATAGAAAACAAAACTATCCCTTTATTAGAAAAATCTTCAAAACAAAGAACACAAAAAATTATAGAGAACGAGATTGAAAGATTGATGGAAACTTTAGATTATGACCTTGAGTTTAATGGACATGAAGAATCAGAAAGTGAAAGTTTTTTAAAGATGACTAAACCAAAAGACGGAAAGATTCATTAAGATTATTTTTTTTATAAATATGTTCCGTCATAACATTCAGTTATGATATAATATAAATGAGGTTTATAAATTAATCATGACTGAATTGGTCGAAAAATTATCTGAGTTAAACAGAAAAAGAAAAAATATAACACATAGTTCTATAATCGAATCATTTGAAGTGATACTTTTAATAGCTATCTTCATTACCTGCACATACGCAGTTGCTCCCATAGTATAGAGTGAGTGACTTAGATAAAAAGGTAAGAAAGGTGTTGCAGACAGTGAACTTGTCTCCACCCATAGATGATGACTTTTTTGATAAATTAGAAAAGATGCATCCGATGAGACAGATTGTTTATGCTAGTATAATACAAATCACGGTATTTGGGTCAATGTTAGTATCATTCTATCTACTGCATAATATATTATATAGTATATCCCCCTGACTGCATAGTTATCTTATCATGGATTTTTTAATCTGACAAGATACTTTTGTAAAAAAAACTTAAAAATTCTATTCAAATAAACATAAAAAAACATTAAAAACCCCCTAGTCAATAGTGGTGTTTTGGTGTATATTGTATACATGACTGAGAAAAAACAAAACCAACACTACGTAAATAACAAAGAGTTCACACAAGCAGTCTCCGAGTATAACCAAGCAGTTAAACTCGCAGAATCAAAAGGGAAAACCCCACCTAGGATGACTGAGTATATTGGTGAGTGTATCTATAAGATAGCAACTCGTCTTTCCACTCGTCCTAATTTTATCAACTATACTTACAGAGACGAAATGATTTGTGATGCAATTGAAAACTGCATTCAGTATATCAATAATTTCGATGCAGAGAAGTCTAACAATGCATTTGCATACATTACTCAAATTTGCTACTATGCATTTCTTAGACGAATCCAAAAAGAGAAGAAACAAGTTTATATTAAACAGAAAACTATAGAAGCTTCAAATGTAATAATGGATTCATTTGACACTCTAGATGGAGTTCATGACCCCAATCTAACCAATACTAATATTGAGTGGATGCAAGAAAACATGAATCCAGTTGCTTATGAACCTAGAACTTCTAGAAAGAAAACAACAACCAAAAGTAAAAAGAACCTAGATAAGTTCACAGAAGAGGAGTAAGTCGTGAAGTTTGCGATTTTAAATGACACGCACTGTGGTGTCAGAGGTGACATGATTGAAATGTCTAACTACCAAGGACGTTTCTACAACGAAGTGTTCTTTCCATACTTAGATGAACATGATATTAAACACATTGTCCATTTAGGGGACTACTTTGACCGAAGAAAGTATATTAACTTTGCAACAATGAAAGCAAATATACAACACTTCATTGAACCTATGAATGAACGTGGTATTACCATGGATTTAATTCTTGGTAATCATGACACCTATTATAAGAACACCAACGATGTGAATGCACCTGAGTTACTACTCTACAATCAACCTAACGTAAATGTGATTTCCGAATGTGAAGTTAAAGAATACGATGGATTCAACGTTGCACTAGTTCCATGGATTAATAATGATAACTATGCAAATGCAGTAGAATTCTTGTTTAATGCACAGGCTTCTATTGCAATGGGTCACTTTGAGATTGAAGGTGCAATCATGCAGCCAGGGATGACTTGTCCTCATGGATTAGACCATACTTATCTAAAACGTTTTGATAAAGTATTAAGTGGTCACTTTCATCATAAATCTGAGGTAAAGAACATTAGGTATCTTGGTTCACAAATGCAATTTACATGGTCGGATTATGGAGACGAAAAGTATTTTCACATTTTTGATACACAAGACCAAAGTATCACACCTATTCATAACCCACTTACAATGTTTGAAAAAGCTTTTTATGATGATACTAAAGAAAGTTTTGAATCTATTGCAAATGCAGACTATAGTCAGTATGCAGAGAAATTTACAAAGGTTATAGTAGTCAACAAAGAAAATCCATATTGGTTTGATACCTTCTTGGATAAAGTTCACGGAGTCAATCCAATACATGTCTCAGTTGTTGATGACAATAAACATATGGACTTTATGGACGATGATGAGGTTGGTGACATTGAAGACACACTAACAATTTTAAACAAATACATTGAAGGTTTAGAAATTCAAGGAAAGAAAAAACTCTTGACAGAATTGATGACTTCATTGTATCATGAAGCTTTAGACGAACATACTTATCTATGATAGAATTCCAAAAAGTAAGATATAAAAATTTATTATCTTCAGGTAATAAGTTTACTGAAATCACACTAAACGACCACCAAACTACATTAATTTTGGGAGAGAACGGTGCAGGTAAATCTACACTGTTAGATGCATTATGTTTTGGTCTTTATGGTCGTGGGTTTAGAAATTTAAAGAAAGAACTATTAATTAACTCTATCAATCAAAAAGAATTGGTTGTAGAAATTGAGTTTAAAGTAGGTAAGAAATTATATAAAGTTATACGAGGAACAAAACCCAATAAGTTTGAACTTTATTTAAATGACACTTTGATTAATCAAGATGCATCAGTCAGAGATTATCAAGAACACTTAGAAAGGAACATTCTCAAAATGAGTTATCGTTCTTTTACTCAAGTTGCAATTCTAGGTTCTGCAAACTTTACACCTTTTATGCAGTTAAAGGCAGTAGAAAGACGTAAACTCGTAGAAGACCTATTGGACATCTCTATCTTCTCAACAATGGCTGACCTTCTTCGTAAGAAGATATCTTCTCATACAATTGAAATAAAGGATACCTCACATAGTATTGATTTACTAGAAGAGAGAATCAATGGTCTTAATGAACAACTTAATGCACTTCGTGAGAATCGTGATAATAAGATTAGTAAGTATGAAAATACTGTGAAAGAAACACAAACTAACATATCAAATCTCATGGAAAAAATAGATGAAAAGACGCAAAATGTGGTGGAGAAAAAGTCCACGATCTCAGACAGAGACCCTCAGGGAGATAGACTCAAACAAGCAAGAGAGGTGGAGAATAGACTCAATGAAGCTTACCGAAAAGCTATTAAAGAAATCGAGTTCTATGAAAAAAATGATGACTGTCCCACATGTAAACAAGGATTAGACGAAGAACATAAACAAGAACACATTGCACAAAAGTCAGCTAAGAAAAAAGAGTTGTTGGATGCAATTTCAAAAATTGGTGAAACTATTGAAGATTCAAGTAGACGACTTGAAGAGATTCAAGAAGTGCAAGACCAAATAGAAAAAATCCAAAAATCTATTGGTATTCTACAATCAGAGGTTGTGTCTAATCAAAAATTCATTGCAAAAATTCAAAAGGAAATAGAAGAACTCAAAAACGAACAAAGTGGTAACTCTAATGTTCAAGAACGAATTGATGATAGTGAAGAAGAACTTGAAATCATGCACAAGAAAAAACAAACACTTGTAGAACAGAGTCACTATTTTGATATTGCACAGATGTTATTAAAAGACCAAGGTGTTAAACAAAAGATTATCAAACAATATGTTCCAATTATGAATAAACTAATTAACAAGTATCTTGCACAATTAGAATTCTATGTTGGATTTGAATTGAATGAATCATTTGAAGAAACAATCAAATCAAGATTCAGAGACGTATTCAAATATGATAACTTCTCACAAGGGGAGAAAATGAGAATTGACCTTGCACTTCTATTTACATGGAGAGCAGTTGCAAGAATGAAAAACTCAGTAAACACCAACCTTCTTATTCTAGATGAGGTGTTTGACTCTTCACTTGATACTAACGGAACAGATGACTTCTTAAAGCTTCTGAACACACTTACAGAGAAGACCAATGCATTTATTATCAGTCATAAGGGTGATGCACTCTATGATAAATTTAATGATGTATTACGATTTGAGAAATACAAAAACTTCTCAAGACTTGCAGAATAACATAAATAGTAGTATGAAATCTTTCTCACAGTTCACAGACATAGATATTTCAGAGGTAAAGTTAAATCTACCTAAGGTCAAACCTATATTTATTTTTGAGGCTGCAGACCCATTCAACATTGCAATAGTCAATCCTGAAGATTTCAAATTAATTCCAAACACACCAAAAGCAAATCTTTCAGATTTAGAAAAACTTTTAAGTAAATTTTCTTATGTAAATAGTGTTCCATTAGCAGCACAACCTAGTGGTAAAAAATTTAAAGTAAGAACAAAGGACTCTGAGACACAGGAAAGAGTTAGAACATGGATTAAAGATAATGCACCTGACTTAGCACCATTTATAGGATTTGGAAGTGGTTCTATTGGTTCAGGTGGTAGTGCTAAGATTCATGAAAACACACAAGAATTAATGGTTGCATGTCTTGTATATTTGGGTCAGAAGTATGGGACTGTTGCACACCCTAAGACCAACGAACTTATAGAAAAAAGTAAGGGTGTTTTTTTAAAGATAGAGGGGTCTAAAGGTAGAATAGAACTCTTAGACCAATTTGCAAAAAACTATAATGACCTTGCAACTGCTATATCATCATCAAATGCAATTTTAGATATTGTCGGAAAACCATCAAAGGTTTTTTGGACAGGAAAGGGGTGGTCAAGTGAAATTGCACCATTTAATCCACCCATGGGAAATATTAAAGACTATAACTCTTCTGATATAGTTGTATTAGGTAGTGACAAAACTTATTATGGGTTTTCTCTAAAGAAAAAGGGTTCTTCTAAAGATGCTGACCCTACACTCATTAACAAACCCATTACAGGTAGTAAGTCATTCTTAAAGGATGTGTTAAGTGCAAAAGACTTGGATACAATAGAGAAAGCTAAAGAAGACTTCTTTGATTTAGTTATAAAAAAACACTACAAAGAAGACCCCAAAAAGATAGATGAAAGAGAAAAATCTAAAATGATTGGTCAGATATCTCAAGTTAAAATGGGAGAGTATCTAAAATCACCTGATAATCTATTTTTTAAAACAGCTGATACTATAGTGAGAAAGGGGGGTGGAAAGGAATTTGCACTTGCCTTTATGGAACAGATTTTTAGAACAAAACTTTCTGAGATTGAACAAGCAGGACAATTTAAGTTTTATCTCTTAACAGGTATAGGAAAAAACGGTGCTAACGAACTTAATATTGAAGATGCAGAAGTTAAAGACCTTCCAAAGACCATAGAAGCTTTGAGTAGGGTTTTTAAGGCAGGAGTAAAAACAGTAGTAACATCAGGAAAAAAACAAGCATGGGATAAGGATGCAGGTGCAGCTAAAATATTCCATTCAATTGTAGCAGGTAAAGGTAATACTTCATTAGTTGACATTGAAGTTAGATATAAAGGAAGTTATACTGCAAACCCACAATTCCAAGCCACAGCAACTGCAAACTTTAAAAAATTATTTGAAAATTAAAATATGTATGAATTAATTGATGAAGCAAGTAAGGTTCTAAGAACCCCACCACAACTATTTGACTTTGAAACAAGGACTGATGCAGAAGAGATTGCATCTAAGTTAAAGGAAGCTATGCAAAGATTTGGTGGTATTGGTCTTTCTGCAAATCAGGTAGGAATTGATGCAAGGGTCTTTGTGATGAAATCCGAAGACAAGGGTGTTGTAGCATTCTTCAACCCTGAATTAAAAAGAGTTTCACAAGACACAGACTTGATGAAAGAGGGGTGTCTTTCCTTTCCTGATATATACCTCATGATTAAAAGGTCAAAAGTAGTAGAACTAGACTACCAAGATGAGAAAGGAGAAAAGCATACACTATTATTAAATGGACTTGCAGCTAGATGTGTTCAACATGAAATAGACCACTTAAATGGTATTCTTTTTCTTCAGAGAGCATCTAGACTGAAACTTGAAAGGGCTCTTAAATCTAGACCCAAAGAACAAAGAAAAAGACTTGAATATGAAAAACGAATGGCAATTGCAAAATACATCCAATCCCAATCCAATTTGGGAAGTTCCGAACCTACTGTCGGAGAATCAGTGCAGGAAACTGATACAGTGGTTCAGAACACACAAGCATAAGATATCAATAGGTTCAAATGAAGACTATTATGGAATACAAAAATTCCATATCTTCAATCCTGAAGTCAGAGATATCTTAAACCAAGTTGAGTTTGATGTAGTTTCAGAAATCTTTGCAAAGACTGGTGCAAGGATGTATCCAACTATGACAAACATCAATGAGTGGTTCATAGGGGGTGTTCAACATCCTCATTTAGATACTTATACTAATCAAGAGATACTACTTGGTCTAGACCAAACCCCACCTGAATTTCCAAATAGAGAATGGACTACTATTGTAAATCTTAATACAGACTTCAATGGTGGTGAAACATATTTCCCTAATGAAAACTATACTGTAACACCTGAAACAGGAAAAGCTTCAATATTCCAAGGTATACACCATGGTCATGGTGTCAACAAAGTATATCAAGGATGCAGATACACTGTGTCTATATGGTTTTCAGGAGACATAAACAACATGTTGTCTAATAGAATGACAAATGATTTGTCTCTAACCTACCTAAATTTAAAAAATTAAAAAACTTTTTTAAAAAATCCTGTAAAATCAATACCTTAGAGACTTGACAATGGGTCTTACTTTTTTGTATACTAATAGAGTAATAAAGAAAAGGAGAAAATATGTCAAATCTAGTAAACGACCAAATAATAGAAAGAGCAATTTGTGATGCAGAAATAGTTGTAAACGAAATGTCTGATATCAAAGTGAAACAAGTTGGTTTCATTAACTACGGTGTTAAAGACATTGACAGAGGTTACTTAATAGCG